AATTCAAGGTGGTCAAATGATGGGTGTTACTCAACCGAGGATATTCACTCCGCCATTGCGGGAACTGACGGAAGCAACATCGCTCGGTTATGCGGCAATTGAATATGCGAATACAGTGCTTGGAAAGACGCTCTATCCATGGCAGGAATGGGCACTGATCCACGCATTGGAGATAAAAGGGAATCTGGATACGGAATGGTCGTTTCGGTATCGCACGATTCTCTTTTTGATTTCACGACAGAATGGCAAGACGGTGCTTTCCGAAGTGATTGCATCGTTCTTTCTGAATGTGCTGTGTGTGGATTCTGTTTTTGGAACGTCCCTGTCGCTCGACAAGGCCGAAGAGGTCTGGGAGGCAGTGATCAATGATCAGGAGAATGTGCCGGAGCTGTCAGCAGACATCGACAGAGTCTCCCGCACGAACGGCAATAAGCGCCTGATCCTGACCGGTCTGCGTCAGTACAAGGTCGGAGCACCTACCAGAAGAGCCGGTCGAGGCGATTCCAATGACCTTGTGATGTTGGATGAGATACGAGAACAGCGTGACTGGGAAACATGGTCAGCTGCTGCGGCATCTACCAATGCGAAACCGAATGGTCTGATCGCCTGTTTTTCCAATGCGGGTGATCCTGACAGCATCGTACTGCGTCAGATCAGGTCGCAGGCGATCGCATTCATTGACGGAGGCGAAGCGGGTGACTTCGGCGGCAGTGTAGATGCGGAATCGCTCGGATTGTTCGAGTGGTCAGCGGTCGAGGGTGCAAAGACAGATGACATGGAAGCCCTTGCACAGGCAAATCCCGCCCTTGGATATGGATATCTGACGGAGCGGGCGCTGCTTTCCAACAGATCGACATTCCCTGAGAGCAAATTTCGGTCGGAATGTATGTGTCAGCAAGTTGAGACGCTGCTTCCGCAGCCATTTCCCGAAGGTGCGTGGAATGCTTGCACTGATCCGAACTCGACAATTGCTCCGGAGTCGGAATTATACTTCGGAATCGACCTGTCGCAGAACAGGAGATGGACATCGATTGCAGTTGCAGGGCTTCGAGAGGATGGCGAAATGCACATCGAGGTGGTTGCGCGGCAGATCGGAACCGAATGGGCGCTGAAATGGTTCAAAGTTCGTCAGGAATCCAGAACAATGAACCTTGCATTTCAGGGCCGGGGGTGTCCTGTTGTTGGGTTGGCGGAACAAATCTGCACGCTGCCGAATATCAACCGCTTTCCGATCGAGGGCGGTGAACTAACAGCTGCGTGGGGACGTTTTTGGGATGGAATTGCAGCGAGCGATCCGAACCAACAGCGAGGCGGGCACAAAATATATCACCTTCCGCAGCCGGTTTTGGATGCTCCGGGCAAGACAATGCAGCTGCGAAATCTTGGCGGAGGGGTTGAACTTCCGGATCGAGTAAAGTCTCCGGACGATCCGTCACCGATGATAGCTTGTTTCGTGGCCTATGCAGCGGCCACGCAGACGATAAAAGATAACAAGAAGATTTACGAAAGTTCTTATGCTCAGGGCGGCACTCTTATGTTCGCCTGATTGGAGGACGAAAGAAAATGCCTGTTTTACAGAGACTAAGAAATCTATTTGGGCGAAATGTGTATTTCAACATAAGTCCTGCCGAAATGCCGATAGTCGGGCACATGGGAGCAAGGGAATTGTATGCCACGCAGGCGAATCTGCACGCTGTGGTTTCGTTCCTGGCTGACTCCGTGGCTCAGCTGCCGCTGAAGGTGTACAGACGAGACGGCGAAAACGACAGACAGCGAGATCGGGACAGCGTTGCGGCGAAACTGCTCTGGAAGCCGAATCCGGATCAGACTGCTTATGAGTTTATCAATGCGCTTGCGGTTGAGTTCTTCCTTATGGGCTGCTCCACGATCTGGATTCTGCCGGATGCAAATTCCGAGAGCGGTTACCAGTTGCGATTGATTCCGAGAGAATGGATTGTCGATACTGATCAGCTGACGAATTATGCTCCTGACGTTCTGAAGGTGCAGACCAATGCAGGGAACACTATCGAGATCAGGCGAGAAGAGTTCGTGCAGTTCCGAATGTACTCGCCGGGCAATCCGGGCGGATATCAGTCGCCAATTGCGGCACTGCGACAGACGCTGACGGAGCAGATTCAGGCTGACAGGTTCCGCACGGAAATTTATCGGTCGTCAGGACGGTTTAATGCGTATATCACCCGCCCGAAGGATGTTGCTCCTTGGGATGACGAAACAAAGCGTAAATGGCTGATAGCGTTCCGTGAAGGTTGGGGCGCTGACGGTGAAAATTCCGGCAAGATGCCGCTGTTGGAAGATGGTATGGAGATTAAGCCGTACCAGTTCAACGCAAAGGAAGCGCAGTACGCAGAGACAAAGCAGCTGTCCCGTGAGGATGTTGCGGCGGCCTACCACATCAATCCGTCACTGATCTGGCATACAACCACGCAGACCTATGCGTCCGCAAAAGATAATGCCCGTGCGTTGTACGCAGACTGTCTCGGGCCTGTTTTGCAGATGATTCAGCAGAGGATTAACAGCTTCCTTCTGCCGATCATTGGAGCGGAGGACAATCTGTATGTCGAATTTGACCTGACAGAGAAGCTGAAGGGTTCATTCGAGGAGCGTGCATCCATCTTGCAGGCATCTGTCGGCGGTCCGTGGATGACTCGCAACGAAGCACGTGCAGACAACAACCTTCCGCCAGTTGAAGGTGGTGACGAACTGATTATTCCGCTGAATGTTCTGGAAGGCGGTCAGACATCACCACAGGATACGCACATGGAAGAACAGGAACCGGTCACGATCGTATCAGTCGATGACGAGGAACGCGCAGCTTCTTGTGGGTGTGTCCAGTGCAAGTCCGATCCGATCCGGATCAAAGCACGATCAACTCAGGAAGAGGATGAACGAATGGCTTCCGTGCTTCAGAAGTTCTGGAAGCGTCAGGCGAACAGTGTTTTGCCGAAACTCGGAGCGAAATCCGCTGAATGGTGGGACGAAGACCGTTGGAACGATGAATTAACAGACGATATCGAGCCGGTCATCAATGATGTTGCTGACGCACACGGCAAGGAGGCAGCTGAAGCAATCGGCTCCAAGTACAACACGGAGCAGACACGCAAGTATCTGCGCGCGCTTGCAGCCGGTCGGGCATCCGCAATCAATTCCGCAACCAGAAGGAAGTTGGAAGCGGCAATAGATGACGATGACGAAGAAAACACGCCTGCTCATGTCTTCGAGGTGCGTGAAAACAAAGATAGCATCACCTTCGGACGTGCGCTTGCGATCGGTGTCGCAGGCTGGGCGGTCACTCATGAGGCTCCGCAGCAGGCAGAACAGCAGGGCATCCATAAGACCGTGCAGAAGCGGTGGGTCACAGGCGACAATCCAAGACCGGAACATCAGGCGATGAATGGTGAAACCGTCATGGTTGACGAATCATTCAGCAACGGCTGTTACTGGCCGGGGGATGAGAACGGCGATCCTGACACCACGTGCGGATGCAATTGCAGCACTGAAGTAATAATCACGATCGAGTGAGGTATAGAGATGAATTACAAAGAATTTCGAGTTGAATACAAGGACGAAGGCAGCGGTTCTCTTGAGGGATACGCTTCCACATGGATCAGAAAACCCGACAGCTACGGAGATGTCGTGAAGCAGGGTGCATTCTCCCGCACACTGGAAGAACGTTGGAATGGCGGCAAAGGTATCCCGCTCCTGTGGGCGCATCAGATGGACAATCTGAATTCGTTCATTGGCAAGGCCGATGCGGAAGAGGATGAGAAGGGACTGCACTTCGTTGCGACCTTCGATGATACGGAAGAGGCCCAGAGAGTCCGCAACCTGTACAAAGACGGACGGCTGAGTAAGTTTAGCTTTGCGTATGATGTCCGAGAGAACGGAATGATCACACTGGAAGATGGCGTCAAGGCAAACGAATTGCGCGATCTTGACCTTTTTGAAATTTCATGCGTGTGCGTTCCGGCAAACGATGATGCGGGGGTTGTTGATGTTAAGGCGGGCAGACGCAACCGCAAATCTGATGCGGAGATACTGAAACAGATCAGAAGTCTCGTTGACCAGCTTCTGGAAGACGAGGTTGATGATCCAGAAGACGATGACGTTGCAGAGGATCAGCCTAAAGACAATGCCGAGATCGAGGCAGAGGATCAGCCGGTTGACAATGCACTGAAGCAGAGACTTCTGGAAGCAATAAAAAAAGATTTAAAGGAGGCTTAACAATGACTCTGAAAGAAGAGCTCATGGAGCTTAAAGAGAAACGTAACGCACTGGTAGAGCGCATCGAGGCTGATGACGCTGAGGCAATCGCAGAAGGCGAGAAATTGCAGGGCGAAATCGAGGCAAAAGAAGCAGAGATCGAGCAGGCTGAGAAAAAGACCGCACTGCTCAATGTAATTGGCAAAAAAGAAAAACAGGAGGATTCTGCAATGGAACAGAAGACCGGCATCAAGGCATTGAATCTCGAATACCTGAAGAATAACCGTGGTACAGTGCAGACCTACATCAAGGCCGCAACCGATACTGTGACAGGTCCGACTATTCCGGTTGTAAGCCAGAATGTAGCTGAAATCAAGTACAACCTTGGAGTAAGAGACCTGTTCAGCACGGAAGCAATCAGCGGTAATTCCTATACATTCTTCCGTATGGGCGCAACTGATCTGCCGTCTGGTTTTGACGGGACAACTGCACAGGGAGCAGAAAAGCCGCAGATTCATCCGACATATACTCCGGTGACTGCTGCACTCGTTAAGAAGGCTTGCCACCTGAAAGAGACAGACGAACTGCTGAACGATGCTCCGTATCTTGAGAGCGTAGTAAGAGGCAGAGGCGTATACGAACTCCAGAAGGCTATTGAGTCTTATCTGGTATCTACTCTGCTTGGAACTTCCGGCATTGACGTAACTGTCAACACAGGCATCAGCTTTGATAACCTGCTGAAAGCAAAAATGGCTGTCGAAACCAACACAGGATATGACGCAGACGCAATCATCATCAATCCGACAGACTTGCAGACACTGCTCCTGACAAAGGACGGTGGAAGCACTGGTCAGTATCTGATGGGCGGTCCGGCATACGCTCCTTATGGCAATGGCGCTTACGGTGCATACCTTCCGATCTGGGGCATGAAGGTTGTATCTACTTCCGCCATCGCTTCCGGTACGGCGATCGTCGGTGCTTTCAAGGCTTGTGCATCTGTCATCACCAAGGCAGGCGAGGGCTTCAGGGTTGAGGTCGCTAACCAGAACGAAGATGACTTCGTGAAGAACATGGTCACTGTTCGCGTAGAGGAGAGACTGCTTGAGGCTGTTCGTCTTCCGGGCGGATTCGCTAAAGTCTTCACGGCTTAAGTAATTGTGGGGGCACTTCGGTGTCCCCTTCTGAAAGGCGGTGAGAACATGCTGAAAATTTACAAAATGCCGAACGGGCATGAATACCAGTACGAAGAAGGCACGCAGCCTGAAGGTGCTGTTGAAGTCAAAAAGGCGGTCGAGCCGTCTGACAAAGCTGTGAAACCGGCGAATAAAGCACGCAAGGCGGTGAAGTCAAAATGAGTCTTCTGACAACATGGGGTTATTCGCTGACGGATGTCAATACCATTCCGGATATGATGACCTTTGAAGAATATAAGACCATGACAGGGCGGAACGATGATTCCGCAAGGGTTGGGGCAGAGATAACTGCCGCCTGCTCGGCTATCCGCAATTTTGTTGGGTGGCATCTGGCGCCATCACTTGCGTGTGAGTTGAGGACGATCGGTTCCGACAGACGTATCACTCGCACACATGGCGATCTGATGATTCAGCTTCCGGCACGATATGTTTCGGAAGTCACATCCGTCACGGTTGGAGGTGTGGAATATGGCTCATATTTCGCAGATTCAAACGGGATTCTTCGTGTATTCAACGTTCCGTTCGTCAATCGTGATGACATGATCATCGTGGAGTATGTCGCAGGTATATCTGACGCAATGATCGCACCGATCAAAGAGCTGATCGCACACAGAGTCACACACGCAATCGCAGTGCCCGCCGGAATCACTTCCGAAGCATCGGGCGGTGTATCCGTCACATACAATGCAACATGGATCAATAACTCACGTGCGACTGCACTGGCAGGGGATAACAAGGAACTGCTTGTTCCATACAAGGTTCAGGGGGTGTACTGATGGCTGTTCAATCTTTTTGGAGGCAGACAATCACACGGCTGCGTCCGGCAGAGAAAACAGTGCGAGGCTCGACAATCTATGATTGGAGCGACCCTGACGAGCTGGACATCCCTGAGTGTTCCGTGCAACCGTCAAGCACGAGCCTGTCACAGGATGGCCGTGTGCTTGGCGTGACTGACGGCCTGACGGTATATGCTCCGGAAGGTGTTGACGTTCAGGCGGGCGATCGGATCAGATACAACGGCAATGTCTACACGATTGCCGGCGATCCGCTGATCTGGCCGGGTGTCTCACGGATGCAGCACGTACAGTTGAATCTGACAAGGTGGCGAGGATGAGCAAAACAGATATCACTATCAAATTTGATAATGGTGCATTTGCGGAATGCCTGTCCGGCATGGGCGGAATGTGCGAGGAAGAGGCTAGAAGGCTTGCTTCGCAGTACGAAGGCCCCGGAACGGTAACGGTTGTTGTCACCGAGCAGAAAGCACGGTTCCAGGACTCGGCATATGGTGTGTCACGACCTGTCGCAGTTGCAAGAGTGGTTGCAGATGCGGAAGCGTCAGCAGACGAGGCCGAGAATAAATCATTGAGCAAGGCGGTGTACTAATGATTATTAATAAATCAATCGATATTGAGGACGAGATCAGATGTGCGCTGTCCGA